TTTGGATATTTTTCAAGGTTAAATAAGTTGATTAAAAACTTTTTTCTATTGGTATCGGTAGCTTTAAGAAAGTCTAATAAATCAGTACTACTTTGATAGGTAAGTTGTGAAAATATTTCAAAATCGAGACCAATAAGTTCTTGTATTTTTTTATAAGTATCTGGAATTTTATGTTCAGTTAAATCTATTGTTTTTGTATCGGTTTGTTCAAACAGTTTTACTTTGCTTTGATTCTTAGTTCTTTTAACTTCAACGACATAATTTTTATTTTCAACTGTAAAGTCTAATTTTCCTGACCAAGTATCTTCTTTTACATATCGATTAAGAATATCTGCCTTTTTTATACCTTTAATATTTTTACTATAGAGTAATTCTTGCAAGACAAGAGCGATAGAAGATTTTCCACTTCCATTTGGGGCAGTTAATTGTGTTATTTTATTAGAACTTAGGTCAATTTCATTATTTTGACCATAACTAAACATATTATTGATAGAAAGTTTATTTAAAGTAATCATTGAATGTTTAACTCTTGAAATTCTGTTATTACCGCATTGGTATCATCTACTTTAATATATTCTAAATAAGCTTTTAATTCTTCCATTAGAGATAAATCTTTTAATTCTAATTTAGAGGATTCTTCTGGTTTAAAAGCTATTTTTTTATCTAATTGATCATGATTAGAAATTTTTGATAATTCGTCAATACTTCCTGTAATTTCATAGATAACATGATGATAATCATCTTTTTGCATAGATTCATCTGCTTTAATAGTTCTACGAAGAAGTTTAGGTAATTTTAAATCAATAAAATCAACAGAATAATCATTAATTGTATTAAAATTTATAATATCTACTCCATATTGTCTTTTTTCGTCTCTGTCAAAAGACACATTTAGAGGGCTACCAGGATAGTAAGCTGGATAATCCAAGTAACGATGATTAAAGTGTAAATCGCCCAAAAGTATGAGTTTCCAGGGACGAAGCTTTTCAAAATCGTACTCAGGAGTGATGTGCGGAGGTACTTCTCCTCTAATATGCGTAACCAAGATATCATTTGGCATAGACTTAGGCAAATTATTTGTCTGCATTTCTCCATAAGGAAAGAATTGAAATCCTTGACTGAGAATGTCTTTACGGGTATTTTGAGTAATAATTTCCACATTTGAATTTTTAATAGCATTATCTTCATGGAAATGCGATAAAAAAGTATAACCCTTTTTAGTTGCTTCATGATTTCCTGGTATGATAAATGTGGGAATCGAGGTTGAATTGATATAACTTAAAAATAAACATATTTCATCTGGTTCGGGTTTTTTATCAAACACGTCTCCTGCAATAATATGAATATCACAATCTTGTTCTAATTCATATAATTTTTTGTAAAATAATCTAAAGCGATTAGCTTGCCAATCGCTTGGAATTTTTTTCTTATGAAGAGCAATATGCCAGTCTGCGGAAAGTAAAATTTTCATAATTCTAATTCTAGAAGCAACTCTGATGTATTAAAGTTAGCATGTTCGTGGGATTCATGCTCATGTACAAAACGGTATCCTAAAAATTCGGGGTAATCTTTCCAAAGAGCTTCTAAGTTATTTGTTTTTGGAAAATCTTCGTCACCTGTCCAATAATTATCGTTTACAAAAAAAGCGTTAACTCCATTAGAATGAACTAAAGAATAAGATTTTGACCGTGCAAGATTGTAAAATGCTTTTAAACTCGCCCCATGATAAATGTTATAAGGGCCAGCATCCCAAAAATTAGGATCGTATTGAATAACTTGGTCAACATTAACAGCTAAACAAGCATTATACTCACAGACAAAAGCCCTAACTTCATAATAGTTTAAAATTTCATTAAGTATATACCAATCTATTCCATCAATATCAAGAGAAAAATAGTCAAATTTATAAGGTACTTGATAAGATTGTAAAATTGAAATAATATTCTCTTTATTAACCATATGCTTATGAAGATTGATTAGTGGGTTCTCATATTTGGCATCAATTTGTATTCCTGTCCATCCACGTTGCTCTCTTAGAAATCGTGTATTGCACTCACTACCATCTTGAGTCCCAATTTCAACAAAATATTCATTATTTGTGCCTATTTTTGTAAAAATATAATCTGTTATTCCATCTTCTCCAAATTGAGAGAATACTTTATTTTCATATTTATCTAACATATTATTGTGGTTTTGGACCGTTTACGGCTCCCCAATTAAATATTTTATTAACATCACCTTCAAAAGTATAACTACCTACATGATTAAGTTTTGTATTGGGGTCAAGCCAAATTGAACCCCCTATTTTTTGCCATCGACGACAAAATGTATAATCTTCAGATAGATATCTATTATCATCAGGATCGTGAATGGTATCAAAAAATGAATAACAATATTGATTAAATTTAGGGTCAATACTACTATCATTTAAATAAAATAATTCTGGGTATCCTTCAATCATTTTATCTACTACTTCACGTTTCATTAACCAGAATCCAGTACTAGCATCAAGTACTTCGACTGCTCCCATATCAACTTTTACTTGAGTTTTTTCTTTATCAGCAAATTTTAAATTAATAGCATAGTCTACTGGTAAAGTTTTCTTGGGATAGGCTCCTGTAATTAACTCTTTATCCATAGCTAACATTCGTATCACTGACTCTGGTTCAAATTCAATATCAGCATCAATGAACATTAAATGAGTGCATTCTTTAGCTTCTAAAAACATAGCATTTAGAATATTACGTGCTCTCGGAACTAAACTTTCGTTTCTAAGAGTTGTAATTCGAAAATTAATATTATACTTAATAAGCTCTTGAGTTAGCCTAAACATGCTTAAAAAGTATTGGTCGGTAATTTGACCTCCATAACAGGGAGTGGCAAAAAAGATATTATTTTTTCTAATAATATCCATATCAATAACAACTTGCCCATTTTCAATTTTTTTAAATGCTCCGCCTACTGGTTGTTCAATTACGGGAGCAGTAGGTATAGCAGCAGTTGGGGAGGTCGTAGCCTCCCCAATTTCTTGTGCTTGCCCAGTAGCTTGTGCTAACTCATTGAGCTTATATTTTTTCATTTAATCTAGATCCTCTGCGGTTTCAGTTGGCACAAAATCGTCTCCTGTAGAGGAGGCAAAAAGTGCAGTATTTTCGAGCATCCACTTTTTTTGCTCTTCATAAGTTTGTCGCTTATAAATACGACCAAGATCAAATAATTCGGCTTTTTGTTCCTCTTCGGTAAGAGCCGTGCTTGCTCTTGCAGGTAAACAAGTATACTTAACATTTTGAGGAAGTGGACCTGTTTTTTCTTTCTTTATTGTAATGTCATAACCAGTTTCGGGGTGTGCGGGATTCCCATATTCTGGATTAGACGCAAAATCTACAATTTGACGATAAATAGTGCTTTTCAAGTCAAAAATCTTAATTTGACCATCATTTCTATCAATTATGTTACAGATATATGCAAATTGCGGTTTGTCACTAAAAACATCCGCTCCTAATTCTTTAAAAGGATCTTCATTAGTGTCTACAAATTTTTCTTCTTCGCGTACAAATCGTAGACACTCTAAAGGCATTCTTTTTCCTTCTGTAGTAGTAATCCAGTAAACATAGCGAGGCATTACTTCCCCTACCAGTCTAACTTTAGTTTCCCCAATGGGGAGAGTTAATCGTTGAATTTCTCGTCGTTCTCCGCCACCTTGTGACGGTGCTTTAGCTTTATCCCAAGCTACCATAGTATTTCTCCTATTCTAAAATGAATTCCAATTTATCAGTTCGTTCTTTGACGAATGTATTTTTCCAATGTTTGGAAGATACATAATTCTTTGGAATGTAATGGTTTGTGTTGGTTATTGAGCGTTTACTCAATAAATAAAGATATTCTACTTTATTATTAGGGTTTATTGTAGTAAATAAAAATTCCTTATCTTTAAAGTAGCTTTGTTTATCTTTACATTTATAAGCACTAAAAATAGAATTATTTTTTAATGCCTTTAATTTGCGAGTTCTAAATAATTGAAAGTCTATTTTATTAATAAAAAGTTTCTTCATTAATTGTTGACTTGAACTAGCAATAATATTATTATAACCTATAGTTAGAGCATGTGTCAATAT